AAATTCAAATTTTAACCGTTGGAGAACAGCGTGCCAAGGTTATGGGTAAATCAAAAGTCGCTGCAATTTTTAAGAAAGGTAAAGATGCTATCAGAAGAACTAACACTAATACATAAACTTAAAAAAAGAATAAATGCAACTTTGCAACAGATTGGTGATAATATGATCACAGGTGGTGTTGACAATATGGAAAAATACAAGTATTTATTAGGACAGGCACAAGCCTATCAAATAGTAATACAGGAAATCTCTAACCTGCTAAACAATGATGAAAAGGAGCAAAATGACGGAAACGTTATCGACATCAAAGGAAGTACCAAAGATTAAACTTGGTCTTCAAGATAAATACAAAGAAGAAAAAAAAGAAGAACCTCACGCAAAAAGATTAGACGAAAATAATATTAAAGAGGTAGAAAATCAGTTACCAGAACCGGTTGGCTACAGACTTTTAGTTTTACCTTTTACACCAAAAGAAAAAACTAAAGGTGGAATTTTATTCTCTCAAGAACAATTAGATAAAGCTAGAATCGCAACGACTTGTGGTTATGTTTTAAAAATGGGAGATCTTGCATACAAAGACAAAAATAAATTTAATGAGCCTTGGTGCAAAATAGGAGATTGGGTAATGTTCGCTAGATATGCTGGCGCACGTTTACCAATAGAAGGTGGAGAAGTGCGAATACTAAACGATGATGAAGTGTTAGGGACAATAAAAGATCCCGAATCAGTTCTTCATTACATTTAACATAGGAAGGAAACTATGCCGACGGAAAACGCACAAAAAGTAGATGATCTTATTGACGTAGGTGAAGCTGATCAAAAAGCAACTGAAATTAATTTAGATGATAAGGGTGAACCAGAAAAAGTTGAAGCACCCGTTGAAGAGAAAATCGAAGTAGAACAAGTTGAAGAACCTACTAAAGAAGTAGATAAATCTTTTGAAAACGAAAGAGAAACTAAACTTGAAAAAAAAGAAGATAAGGACGAGCTAAAAGAATATAGTGAAGGCGTTCAAAAACGTATTGCTAAACTTACTCGTAAAATGAGAGAAGCAGAAAGGCAAAAAGAAGAAGCAATAGCTTTTGCTGAATCAGCTAAAAAATCACAATCAGAATTACAAAGTAGATTATCTAAATTAGATAAGTCTTATGTTTCTGAATTTGAAAGTAGAGTATCTACTAATTTAGTTGCAGCTAAACAAGCATTGAAGACTGCTATTGAAGCTCAAGATGTTGAAGGTCAAGTTAAAGCACAAGAACAAATTGCAACTTTAACTATGGATGCTGCACGTTTAAGTAGTTTAAAAACTCAAGCAGAAGCACCTAAAGAGGAAAAAGAAGTTAATATAAATCCTCAAAGATCTACTCAATCACCGGTAACGGATCCTAGAGCAGAGGAATGGGCATCTAATAATGCATGGTTTGGTAACGATTCAGCTATGACTTATACGGCTTTTGATATACACAAAAAGCTTGTAGAAGAAGAAGGTTATGATCCTAAATCTGATGAATATTATGCAGAAGTTGACAAAAGAATAAGAGTTGAATTTCCGCACAAATTTGATAAGGTAGATAACACTTCTACAGAAAGAGCAAAACCTGCTCAAACTGTAGCTTCGGCTAAACGTTCAGCCTCAACAGGACGCAAGAAAACTGTTAAGCTCACACCTTCACAGGTAGCAATTGCTAAAAGATTAGGTGTGCCACTTGAAGATTATGCAAAACAATTAAATATCACGGAAGGAGCATAAAATGGAAAATGATAAAATCAAAACTTCTCGTGCGAGCCAAACTAGAGCGAAAGCTGAAACAAAAAAAGTTTGGTCTCCACCCAACTCACTTGATGCACCACCAGCGCCAACTGGATTTAGACATCAATGGATACGTTCCGAAATACTCGGAGCATCGGACGCTAAAAATGTAGCGTCTTCTTTGAGAGAAGGATGGGAGTTAGTGAGAGCTGACGAATATCCAGACACTCAATATCCAGAGATCACTGAAGGTAAATACGTTGGAGTTATCGGAGTGGGAGGCCTATTGCTGGCTAGGATACCAGAGGAGATTGCGCTTCAAATCGATGCTTATTATAAAAAGCA